CCCTAATCCTAAAATGGTTAGGCGCCGAGTTTGAGGAGATCACCGACGGTCTAATCGAGATTTCGATCGATCGTCTTATTCATGGCAAGGATGTCTTGAGTACGGAAGAACTTACCGATATTCTCGACAACATTGCTTCCTCCGCCCTATTCGGGCTCATCCCGACGTTACTAGCTATCGGAAATACTTCCCGATTTATTGCCCATGAATTTGGCGCAAATGATTCGGTAGAGGAACCTGATGCCTAAGCGTCCTTCTCAGCCCTTTGATGTGATATCATCGGGTTCAATCTTGTCACTTAGCTCTTTCTATAGCCAGGCTGTCGTCATAGACACCCAAGCTCGGCTGCTCAGCGAGATGTTCTACGCTGATCCGATACTTTTCCTTTTAGGGAATTATCATAGATATCTAAAGTTGACGCGTTACTATGTCCGCGTGATAGACAACCCTGTACCAGAGCTTACGCTCCGGACGAAGAATATCTATTTCTTTGCTGTTCAAGCGATTCGTCGCTATCAGCGAAGGAAGAAGAAGCTTTCTGAGCCCGAGTCATCCTGGCATCAGCGTCGCTCACGTTCCGTCTACGGCACGACTCAGTATAGAAATTCATTGGGTCATACCGTTCAACAGCTCATGGGGAGTGGCTTTGTATCACCATCCTCACTCGCCTCGACGCAAGTCGATCTTACGTACTATTCTGATGCTGGCGTCATGCGCGAGCATGTGTCATTCGATAATCTCTTGGACTTCGTCAAGTACGAAATGTCTCAGTATATCGGGTCCACATTCCGCCGCAACACGACATTATCACGGTACGGCACAGCTATCCTCTCTGGACTAACTTGGTCCGAGGATGAAATAACGTGTGTCTGGTCCTCCTTAGTTTGGCAGTCTTTTCCTGTTTCTAGGAAGATGACAAGCCCCGGGTTGACGGTCACTATTCGTCGGGGAGATCCCGACACTCCTTACGGTATCTCAGTCTCCGTGTCCGGCCTTAGTTCCATCTTGGTCGATAACACGAAGTCACTCGGGTACCCACATTGGAATGCCAATGCGTATACTTCTCACGTTGTTTCCTTAGGCTCTCGGTACGATACCGATGTGCTCATAGGAGGTGAATCGTACGCGTATTCGCAGTCGATGGCTCTTGTTTCTCCTGTTTTTCGGGGAATCATGAGTGTTTTTGATTCTGAAGACGGCATCAATCAGTTTCGTCCTGGCTGGTATCATACCCAGTCCAAGGCGCTCTCTGATGCTCAGCTCCAAATCGGGAAGAACCTCCAAAACGTTCTTCAAGCCCCTGGAATGCTCGATCTATTGGCCGATATCTTTACGGCCGATGTCCCGGGTACTTTCAAACACCTCTTCGACCCGACTCTTGCTCAGAATTTCCTCGAGCAAATCCGTCGACTCGCCCTCTTTTTATCGAGTGGGAAGCTTGCCCTTGACTTCGCTATATTGCCTTCGTGGCGTGCGCTGAATGGCATCCTTGGAGGATTTGTTGGTCCGCTTTCGACTGAGGGGTCCTTTTCAATAAAAGGGTCCAACCTCTCGTCCGAGGACCAAACTTTTCGGAACTTATTTCGATTTATGCTTCGCGACCTTAACTTGGTCGAGACAGACATTCGTCGATACGATATAAAGTTCCGGTCTCAGTTGTACACCTCCGTAGAATACCAGCATCTTGCGTTTTTGCTGGCCACCAACAATCCGTTGGTTGCTATCGGAGCTGTGCCGACACCCCTTGACATTTGGAAATATGCTCAAGGATCTTTCGCCGTTGATTGGGCGTTGAATGTTGGGCCGTTAATTGACGAGCACCAGCAGTATCTCCAGTCGATGACGATGCCATTCCGAATTGGTCATTCGGTTCACTGGCATACCACCTTCAAAGATGGACGGACTTATGAATTTTATGCCCGTTCTACTGAGATGTCGCTACCTCTCGACCCTCCAGGTGTCACATGGTTACCTGTGAGTACCTTCCATGTTAACGCGATCCCTCTCGGAATTCAACAACTTTTCCGGAGCCCGATTAACATGACGTTCGGTTAGCTTTCCGCGCGTTTAGAAGATCCATGTTTGGTATATCTATTCGCCCAAGGGTTAGAATACCCTATCTCAGCGCATTGCGCGAGAGGAACGATCAACATGTCCGTAACTGGAACTCTCTCTGCGCTCCCTACTTCGTTCGGAGCCACCATCATCCAAGCTAATGCACTGTTGCTCCAAGCCGGCGATTATTCATTCGTCGATTGGCGCGTGATGCAAAAGCGCATTGACAACCAAGGGCGGAGTAAATTCCGCGGTTTTCCCGGTGGGAAAACGGAAGATCCAAACGTTGTTTTTATGCTGCGTAACGATCTCTCGGGCGTTAACACAACGACCCGCACCATCGTCGCGCTTTGGACTCTTGCGAAATCGTTTGTCCAGGAAGCCTTAAACACGGCGACTATGGCAACGGCGTCATTCGCTCAAGCAACCGTAATTAATCGTGTTGCGTCTTGGCATTATGCCGATATCCTCCTTTCGAGTGGTATGACTTACAATCTACCCCTGAATATTGTGACGGAAATCTAGCAACCTGTCAACCCTGAGACCGCGCATATTCTCGCGATCACCAACTACTACCAGGCTGTGTACGAGAATCTTGCATTCTCGCTCAAACAGGTAGCGGCAGGCGCCCCCCTCTTCGATCCATACTACGCGGCGCAAGCCGGTCTTATGCCCGTTTAGGAGGCGACTGATGGTCTTTTTGTACAAGGATACCTTCGCTTATACCGTTGCTTGCGATTGCATCAAAGGCTCCCGTAAAACCGAATCCATGGACGCTTACGCGCGAATAGCGCTAGCGGACTTGGTCACCTTGCTATATGAAGCCCCGATTGGTCCCCGCTTAAAAACGCGCGAACGTCTCCGGTTTGTGCGTGTTGCGACTCGGCGGATGAGAGACGAGATTTCGTCTTCATCGTTCGTCGAGTTTATACAGAGAATGAAGAAGTTAGCGAACGCCTTTCAAAAGGCACTCCGCTGGTCTGATGAAGGGTTGCTTACCTTCACGATATCAGACTTTCTTCTTACGTCACCC